AATTAATCTTCTCTACGCCCTCCTTTTCGGAGAAACTAATAGAAGAATACTCTTCCCCACTATCAACCGCCTCTTTAACGAGTTGAATTAGCTGCTTTGAGATACTAACAAAGGCCTCTTCATACTCCTGCCCTACAACCATGAACCGCTCTGACTCAATATCTGAGACCTCACGGAGGGCAACGGCTGACTCTATGCCTGTTGGCTTTCGACTCTGAGCAGACAACTGAGAAATACCCGTCATCTCATAAGCTTTTTCCACCAAGCGGTCTAAGTGTGAGAACATCTCACCCGAGACAGCACGGGGTAGAAAGAACTGAGGTGGCTTTCCCCTGTACTGAACCATGCCCCAGACCCGATTATTCATCTGGGCATTGACGATCTTACTGGTATCCTCAATAAAGACCTTTGGGGTGGCAAGGTGCATCTGCTGCTGAATCTGAGCAAGGAGCTTATTTACCTCTACCTGAATCCCCTTGACCTCTTTGGCCAGCCCATCACCCCAGAAGGACTCCGGTGATTCTGTCCATCGGATGAAGATGAAAGGGAAGTGGTCCCGCTCATACTCCTCATCAAGCAGGGTAGCAGTGGCAATAGAGATAATATGCCGCCCATCCCCCGACTCCGGGCCAGAAGGAAGGTGCCAGGATTCATGACATTTAATCAGGTCTGAATACCTCGACTCCTCACCCTCGTTGCTGTCAACCTCCTGAACAGCCTCTAATATCTGCTCCTTGTACTCAGGGAACTTTGCCGCCAGAACATGACGGGAGACCATCTTGGTCTGAAACATCTGACGAGGATCTGAGGTTGAGGACTCCCCCGCATCAATGGTCATCTCTGTCAGCAGGACCCGCTCAAGCTTAGTCTTCCCATGCTCTATCAGGACCTTGATGATTCCAGTGCCCACAATGCAAGCATCCAAGAAAGCCTTCTGAGCAATCTTGTAAGCATTCGTTGAGTAAATCTGGCCCTGCATGAACTTCTTGAGGTTCTTGGCTTTGTTCTGCTGAGACCAGTCACCGCCAAAAGTCAGGAATGAAATCCCCGGCCTGTGCTTCGCTATCTTAGCCTGAGCTGACAGGCAGAGAGAGTGCACAATATTGAAGGTCAACCGAGGCCTGTTGCTTCTATATCGAAATGTGTCTTCGGAGTTATGGAGAGGACGACCACCATAAAGACCGATGTAAACACTCAGGTCGTTATAGAAATCATTCTGGTTGTCCCTCAGCACAGTGATGTACTTATCAATGGCTAAGTGAGGCTCTTTTTTGCTCTGCCACCAGAATATGTCATCGTAAATTCCATACATGATCAGCCAGCACTCCAGTTCAAGATTTGATCCTCAGTATAACCTAAGAAATCAGATGAGTCAGCTTCACCGTTTTTCTTCTGCCCGTCATCAATCTGAGCATCTTTGTCGTAATTATCCATCGAAAACCCCTCGTTTGCAACAGAAACTGCGCCACCGTACATATTATTTGCCAGCGTCAGAGGGTTAACTATCTCGATTTGTATGTCATCTGCTTTATAACTCGTCACCCCAAACTGAGTGAGAATCTCCAAAAGCTTGCGTAATTTCCTAGGGTCTTGCGGCACAATTCATCCCTTACTGGTTATAGAAGACATCCGAGGTTGAGTACCCTCTTCCCCACAAGTCTTCATTATTGCTGCTCTTGCTCTCCTCCTCACGGAGAAGACGCTCCTCGATCTTGTCCTCCAGCTCCCGGTAATACAAAGAAGTGCCAAACTCAGTAGGCTTCTCCTTCTCCTCAAACAAGAAGTGTCTCGACTCCATCCATGTGTATAATGCAGCATCACTGAGATGGTTGTCAAATCGCTTGTCTTCGGATGTACCTGCCAGATTATACTGTAACTTATCCCACTCTTCGGTTAACTCAGAACCAGCCCTGACCTTAATTAACCCCTTGGCTAAATCAGAGTTCATCATGGTAATGAGCCCCACCTTGTCCCCGCTCTTCTTCGCAGGTTCAATCGGGAGGCTGGTCCTCTCCTTGAAGGTCTCAAGAACCATTCGGCTGGCTCCACCCCCAGTATCCACCACAATCTTGGTGAAGTTGTACCTGCTCTGGTACTCCCGGATGAGGTCCTCAACATCAGAAGTCAGCATGTGAATCTGCTTGAACTCCTCCACAATAAACAGCTCCTCATGGTCCTCTGAGAATGCCGCTATGATGAACGCTGTCGGGTCATTATATCCAAGGTCAATCCCCATCAAGTACTCCCAGAAACAATTCTCGGGTAGCTGGTCATAGAGATTCGCCTCAGAATACTTGTAGACAATGGACCTGTCGTCCTTAACCCACAGCCCCTGATACTCCCGCTTGTATGAAGCCTCTGTCGGGTCAAGGATTCCAGCACGAACATCCCGCTCAATCGCCGTAATAGCCTGAGCCATATAGGGGTTGTCCTTGATAGACCACTTGTGGACAGAGTACCCGTACTTTGCCGACTCGGTGACATCAAAGAAGAACCCCGCACAGATTTCATTCGGGGTGCTAATCATGGCAAGAGTTCCATCAGTGTCGAGAAGAGCAGGACTCAACACGTCGCGCACCAGCTCCTTGACGTTGATGTTAAAGAAGGCAGCCTCATCAAGAACAGCCAGGGAGAAGGCAGCCCCTCGAAGCTTATCCACATCCGAGGAATCATTAGCCCCAGTAAAGATAACCTCTGAACCGTTCGGAAACTTTGCTATCAGGGCAGCATTATTGAACCTGATGCCTAGCCGATACTGCTTGTCTGCCTGCTTGAGCATGTTCCAAAGAATCCGCTTTGAGGCCTCTCTGGTCCGAGCGATGTAAACGCATAGGGTCTCTGGAGTGTCTAAGGCTTCCTGTATCAGGTACCTCGACACAGCAAAGGACTTCCCCGCCCGTCGGGTGCAGAGCGCGGCCTTCCTCTTGGCAGGGTCATTGATGAACGCCAACTGCTCAGGGAAGAGGTGCCTCTTGAAGTTAAGGGTGGTGTCAGCGGTCCTTTTGATCACCCGCGCTTTCTTGGGGATTCCAAACCTGCCAACAATAGCTTCCATCACGTCCCGACTGGAGAGCGTCAGGGTGGGCTTACGCCTCTGGGCACTCCGCCTTGCTACTGTCTCTGGCTTCAGAATTTGCTTTGGCATGTAGCCTATCCACCAATGCGGGTAAGTAGAGCGAGTTAAACTTCAGACTCCACTTCTTTTTCAAACTAAACTTCTGACACCAGAAGGACCAGAAGGCCGAAGGAATAGGCCCCCCATCAGGGAACTGATGCCTAACAAGCCCATGGCCTATCCCGTGGTGTCTTAACCTCTTCTTCACGAAGATGTAAAGAAGCGTGGGAAACCCCAACTCCTCAGTATAAGCCAGCCAACCAAGGATATGATCTTCATCTTCCTCAGAGGCCGCTATCAGGATAGTAGCATCTTTAACACAACTATCAATAACTAATCGCGTGGCCTGTTTAACCCCGGGGATATTGTAATCAACCGACGCTAACCACGAATGGTATATGAAGTCTTCATCGAGCGGTTCATAATCTCTTATCTTAATCATGGCTTCTTGCTTGAGGGACGACCCTCTCTAAGTGTTTTACGGGCTAATGACCTTAATTCGTCATCTGTCATCGTTGCTATCGCGTCAGTCTTAAGCTCCTTCTCAATGCCGATAAGCTTCTTGAGCCCATCATAGCACAGGTCTAAAGTTTTGAGGTCCTTAGCTGTAAGCTCCTCGTCTAAATCAATTATGCTTCTTAGTCTCTCAATTTGCTTCCGAGTAATCATATACAAGTCATGCAACAGCTTATGATTATCCGCACTTTGATAGACCGTAATGTTCTGGTCTTTAGGCATTATAGGTCAAGAATCACCCGTTTGACCAAAGTCTGTCAAGACAAATCCACATACCCAATTCTAACGAAATCAGGTACTTAGAAAAAAAGTTTGACAGAGGGGGGCAAGAAGTACATAGTCCTCACATCCCCCCTTAAGTCATGTATTACTAGTATTGCTAGTATCCCTTTAGAGCCTTCAAGGTCTTCAAATCGACCAAAAATTCAAGGAGGGTTACTTAATCATTAAGACTTGCATGTAAAGGAGGACACCCCCCCCAGAGTTCGACCAAGCAATCAGGACAGACATGGTGCCTTACTATGACATTGCAGCCTAGCATGTGCCTTGAGTTCTTAGGTCTGGTGCTTGGTCTCTCCTGTCATGCGCTAGGTACCCAGACCATCCCTACCCTAGACCTCCACCAGATACATAAACACGGTGCTCGAATGCTTAGACTGCTTCTTCTTCTTTCTCCGTCCCTTGATGGTGCTAGAGTGTATCCTTAGTACTACTAGTGAGTTCTTGCTCTAAGCCATTAAGCCCTGTGCCTTAAGAGTTCGGAGCTTCCCCTTCGGGTCGGGTGCTGCCAGGGGTCCCGTTCAAGAGGAACTTGAACCGACTTCGTCGCCCTTCTGCCCCCTAAGCCTTTGACATCAACACATTGATAAGACTTATTAACCGAGTGGCTTATTGATCCTTCCCCGGTAAATTAGATGAAGCTAGTCCCTAAGACCATGAAAAGAGGAGAGAAAGGTAGTGAGAAGGATCGTGATGGCTCATCAAGTGTCAACAGTTGTATACAGGCTGTATCCATTCTTAGGCACTTGGGTATGTTGTCTGCTCTCCTGCGTGAGTAAGGTTAAGCGGCCAGTGATTCTCTCTTGCCCTTCTTGTGCTTAGTACTGGCCGCAAAGGGTAGTGAGGCGTAAGGCGCTCAGGGTGGCTGTTAGATGAGTGTCTTAGAGCACTCCATGTCTCATCATGTCAGTGCGTTCGCTTCAGTCTATCAAGGGGGGAGAAGATGAGTGTTTCTAGGTACTTAGAGCGTTTTCCTATGCCTTTTGGTGATGTTTAAGCTTGTGTTTCCCTGCTAGAAAGGTTACAAGTTGACTCCGGCAGGGAGTCGCCGGGTGGTTCTAAACCTTATGGAGATAAGAAAATGCTACAGTTAACCGAACGTGAATCTGGCCTTATGCAAGCACTGCAAACCCTTACTCGTAGAATCGAGAGCCTTGAATCCGACCTGGGCAAAGAGGTTATCGCCCACGCAAACACTAAGTTCCTTTTTGAAGAGAGCAAGACGATGGTCGATTTCCTCACAGAAGAGAGCCAAGGGCTTGAGTCTTCCCTTAATCAGACTCGCCAGAATTTTGAAGGCCTTCAGGCTGACTTGACTGAGAAGACCCTTGGCTACAACGCTTTAGAGACCCGCCTTAATCGGTATGAGCCTAACCAGTTGCACGACATCACCATGCTTGCCATCGAAAAAGAGGAAACCCTTTCTTTTCCTGACTTCGAGGGAGACAACCACCTGCCCAACTAACCAGTCACCCATCGCGGGGGGAGGGAGAAACCCCCCGCTTTTTTTAACCTAACAGAAAAGAGATAAGTTATGACCAACATCGAATCCATCAAAGAGTCCAAAGCCAGAATCAAACGCGATATGTCAGAGTGCCCCAAGCGTGCCAAGATGAAGATGATCCGCCTTAAGAACGAGTTGACCGAACTGGAAGGACACGAGAAGATCCACACCCTGCGGGATGACATGCACCGGGACCCGGAGATCGCTGAGATCTGCTTCATCAAAGCCGACTTCGGGCACCAACTAAACGCCCTTGAGCAAAAGATGATCGAACGCCTTAAGGACCAGATTGCAGCCCAGAAGGATATGGAGTTCCCATGGGGGGATTTTGGAAACATGATCAAAGAATGGCGCGAAGACGACGAGACACATTTTCGCCTGGTTCGACACCCCGCACAGGAGCCAAACGAACACCACGACGGCATCGAAGCCTACGAAGAAAAATATATTTACTTCCCTGATTGGTATGCTTGCGAAGATGGACTTGTTGAAGATCCCATCAAAGCCGCTTACATGGGCTTGAAAGAATCCGAGCAGGAGCAGCTCGCCAGTTACAACCCCGCCAAGATTGCAGGGGTCAACGCTGCACTCGGAGCGCAATCCCGACTGGACAACAAGGGACGCCAAGGCGGAGATCATTACTTTCATTGGGGTGAAGTCGCAGAAGGTTTCCTGTCTGAAACCACCGCGGATCTCCCCCGCCACCTTGACCCGAATGTTTCTTCGGGGAAGGTGACAATTATTCGCAAAGGCGGGAGCTCTGAAGGGGTTGAGAAAAAGACCGAAGCAGACCTTGACCACGGAGCCAAAGCAGTGGCGGAAGCTAAAGCACTTTTGGTCGCCAACAAGAAGAAGGCCAAAGCAGCAAAGAAGAAAGACCTTGCCCAACGAATAGAAACGCATAACGCCATTCAAGCGGCATAACCCAAGGGGGGGGGGTGCCTGGCACCCTCCTTACCCTTGCCCTGTGGATAACTTTTTCAAAAAAAATTTTCTCGCTTCGCTCGTCTTCCTTGGCAAAGAGTGAAACGTGTAACAGCTCGACGTGAGCTAATGAAAGGCATGAAGACATGAAGAAAGTTAGTTGGTTGACATTGATTGTGGCTCTACTGGTCAGTTGTGGAGCCCCTATGAGAGGCCAGAGGTTGCGCTTTAACGAGGATTATCCCGAGTGTGACCCTGATAGCATGGAGGCTAGATGTGACCCTCAGACGCTAGAACACTGGGAGGACGCAGCCTTTGAGGAGTGGCTTAAGAGGCACGGATAGAGATTGGAGAAGAGAGAGAGAGGAGAGAGAAGAGAGAGGTGAGAGAG